CGACCGGGACCGGGTCGATCAAGACGGCGATCGAGTCGGATAAGACACTCGGCGGGGCGTGCCAGACGTTACGCGTCACCGAACTGTCAGCCTACGGATCGACCTCGATTGGGGATACGATCTACCTCACTGCGGATTTCACGGTCATCGTCTACGCATAGAAGGAGAGCACGGAATGCCAAAGTTTGTCGCAACCGACTACAAAGTGAGCATCAACGGGACAGACTTCAGTCAGTCCATTGCTCAGGTGAATCTTGAGATCTCATCCGATGACGTCGAGACCACGGCGTTCGGTGGCACCTTCCGCACCCGCATCGGCGGATTGAAGGATGGCACCCTCCAGCTCGACTTCATGCAGGACTTCGCAGCCGCCTCGGTCGATGCGACCCTGTTCCCTCTTCTCAACACGCTCGCGACTGTTGTCATGACTCCGACGTCAGGCACCGTGTCGGCGACCAACCCGTCCTACACGGCGCTGTGCCTGGTCAACCAATACACGCCGTTTGCGTCATCGGTTGGGGATCTCGCGACGCTGTCCGTGTCGTGGCCGACATCCGGTACCGTCACTCGCGGCACCGTTTAGCCGGAGGGATCACCTGCGATGATCAAGCGAATCCCTCTCAAAGTGGAGTACGTGGACGGCACGGTCGAGCGTGCGCTGTGCACTGGCGCGGACTCGATCACGTTCGAGCGGACGTACGACCTGGGCATGGATCAGGTCGGGAAGCGGCTCGAATACGTGTGGTTCCTAGCGTGGGCGGCGTTGACGCGGACGGGGAAGGTCACTCGCACATTCGAGGAGTGGCTCCCGACCGTGGCCGGTGTCGGCGACGATGAGGAAGCGGAGGGGCTAACGGAGATCCGCCCTTTGGAGAAGGAAGCACCCATTTCACCCTCGTCCACCTTGCTTACGAGTTCGGACTTTCTCCTTCAGTAATCCTGGCGGAGTCGGATCGGATGCAGATCACGATGTTGCGTTACCTGCGGTGGCGTCATACCCAGCACGGCGACGGACGGAGGCGCTCGAAGTGATGAAAGTACGGATCACGGGTGAGCAGCGTGCAGTCGCAGTGCTGAAGGCATTCGACCGCGACAACTTCAAGGTCATCGATAAGGGGTTGAAGGAGGCGGGTGAGGTGCTGCGGGACGAGGTGCGGAGGAAGACTCCTAGCGGTGGCCCGTTGTCGAACTGGGGCCGCTGGAATGCGACGAAGGTGACCCGCAAGGGCGTGTCGACGACAAAGGATCTGTCCTACAACGCGACGAAAGTCCGCACCGGCATCAAGGTCAATACGACTCAGCCGAAGAAATCGTCAACGGGCGGGATCTTCCGGGTCGCGGTCGCGACGATGTCGCCGGCCGGTGCCATGTATGCGATGGCCGGGTCGAATAAGAAACCACCGCCCGCTCCTGGCACTGGATACCGTGGCCAGTCGTTCGCGAACAACCTCAACAACAGGTCGGGCCGGAAGTATGCACGCGGATTGAATGAGGCAGCGAACAACAAGCCGGTCGTCGCTCGGGCGAAGGCGAAGGTCGCGGAAGTGATCCGCGAGGCGGAACGTGCAGCGGATCGAATCTTGGGGGGTCGCCGCTAATGGCCATCGACATTGTCATCCAGGGCGATTACAAAGACCGCGACATCAAGCGGGCGCAGCATGACCTCGATCTGCTCGGGAAGCAGTCCGAGATCACTGGGTCGGCGTTCACGAAGATGTCGGCGATCGGTGTCGGCATGGGTGCGGCGGTCGGTGCGGCTGCGATTCAGGCGGCAGCTGCGGGCGCACAAATGGCGATCACGTTCGGCGTCGACGGAGTGAAGGCATTCCTTGCTGATGAGGCGGCAGCGGCGCGTCTGGCGAAGACGATGGAAAACCTCGGCATGGAGCGCGCGACCGCAGCGGTCGAGACCACGATAGACAGTCTCGCTCGAATGACGGGTACGGCAGACGATCTCCTTCGTCCAGCAATGGATCGCCTATTGCGGAGCACGAATAACGTATCGCTCGCCACCGACACTCTGAAACTCGCCCAGGATATTGCCGCCGGCACCGGCAGATCGCTGGAAAGTGTCGTTTCTGCGATTTCCAAGGGCTATGACGGCTCGACGGGCGCACTGTCACGGCTCGGGGGCGGGCTTGATAAGGCGACGCTGAAGACCGGCGACATGGAAGTCATTACCGCGAAGCTCGCGGACACGTTCGGCGGCCAGGCGGCTGTCAAGGCTGCAACCTTTCAAGGCCAGATCGACCGCGTATCCGTGGCATTCGGCGAACTCCAAGAATCCTTCGGTGAAGCGTCCATGGAGGGTGTCGCATCCAATTTCAGCGAGGGCACCGACGCCGGCGATGCGCTCAGCCAGTCGATCAATGATCTTACTCCGGCGATAGAGGATCTTGGGAGGGAACTCGGCAACCTGGTAGCCAACACGCCGAAGATCGTCGATTTCGTCAAGGGCTTGCTGAACGATTTCGCCGTGCTGCGGGATCAGGTGCTCCTAGTCGTTGCGGCGTTCATAGCGTTCAAGCAGATCACGAAAGATCGTGACATCGAGGGGGCGCAGAAGACGCTCGCTGACGCGAATGCTGCACTGGCGGCGTCGATGGATGCGCGAACCGAGGCGTACACGAAGGCGTTCGCATCCGAGACTGGGTTGAAGACTGCTACCTCTGCGACGGTGTCGGCGGCACTGGCGGCAGGTGCCGCGATTACCGGTGCGACGAAATCGCATCTCGTGTACGGGGAGGTGCTTACTCAGGGCAAGAAGATCATGAATGACTACTCCAAGGCGACGGATGGAGCCGCGGACAGTGTCGGAGGATCGGCATCAAGCGCGACCGTCAAGGTGTACAAGTATGCGGAGGCGATCAAGGCCGCGCAGAAGGCAACCGATGATGGTGTGAAGTCGTTCAACGACTACGCGTCCAGCGTGTCCGATTCGGTCATGAAACTCGTGTCCATTGACGATGCGGCGACACTGTTCCAGACCCGGAACGACGCGGTGAAGACTGCGTTGAAGGATCTCGTCGACTACCAGGCGACCCTGTCGGCGGAGCAGACGGACGCGGAGAGGAAGAAGGTCACCGAACTCCAGGCGATCTACCAGACGGCGCAGACGCAGGCCGCTGAGGGTGGAGCGTCGATTGTTGACACGTTTGTGAAGCAGGCGGAGAGGGTCAGCGAGTTCGGGGCGAAGATGCGGCAGCTCCTCGCGGCCGGATTGAACGAGACATCGTTCAAGGAGATCTCGGCAATGAACCTTGAGAATGGGATGAAGGTCGCTGACGCGTTCCTTGATGGGAACATTCAGGAGAACATCCGACGCACGAATGAGGCGGTCGGCAGCGTGAAGTCGATTGCGGATCAGGTCGGGCTGGATGCGGCGAAGCAGTTCGCGACCGCCGGTATCCAGATGGCGGTGTCGATGATCGAGGCGCTGCTGGAGGTGATCGGGTCGAAGGGGAAGGGCCGGAAGGCGCTCCTGTCGATGATGGATGATCTCGCGGCTGCAATGAACCGGACGTCGTACATCAACGTGGTGACGACATCATCCGGTTATGGCAGCGCGACGCCCGGCGAGACCCCGGTTCTCAGCCCGTCGGAGCAGGCCAACCTCGACTTCTTCCTGGGTGGCGGTATCGGGGTTGCTGAGGGATTGTTCCCGGGATTCGCGAATGGCGGGCCGGTGTCAGGTGGCCGGCCGATCATCGTCGGGGAGCGTGGGCCGGAGTTGTTCGTCCCGGGCAGCAACGGCAACGTCGTCCCCAATAACGCGATGGGCGGGAACTCGTACACGATCAACGTGAACGCAGGCGTCGGCGATCCGCGGGCGATCGGTCAGCAGATCGTCGAATACGTGAAGAAGTTCGAGCAGGCTAACGGGCCGGTCTTCAGGGCAGCATGACGATACGCGCCCAGATCGCCTTCGACCTCAGCCTCACGACGGGCGTCAACTTCTTCACACTCGACGACGTCGACAAGGGCGTCCTCGACAACACCGAATACGTGTTGGGCGGGGATGCACTCATTGATGTCACGGAGTATCTGCGGAGCGTGCAGGTTGATCGTGGCCGGTCGCGGACACTGGAGAAGTTCACCGCCGGGCAAGCCAACATCGAACTCGACAACCGCACCCGGATCTTCGACCCGACTTACGGGCCGGGTCCGTACTTCGGGCAGATCCTCCCCAGGAAGCAACTCGTCATCGACGAGGACGGGGAGGAGATATTCAGCGGGTTCGTTGAAGACTGGAATTATGCCTACCCGGCGGGCGGGTTCGACGCGATCGCGGAAGTATCAGCGTCCGACGGGTTCACTATCTTGGCTCAGCAGACGATGACGGCGGGGACGCAGGTCGCGCAGTTGTCTGGGCCTCGGGTGACGGCGGTCCTCGATGCTGCGGGCTGGTCGAGCGTGAAGCGCGACATCGGGCCGGGGCAGTCCCTCCTCGATGCGGATGTGGTGTCAGCGACCACAAACGTCCTGTCGTATCTGCAGCTCGTGGAGACGAGCGAGTTCGGGGCGTTATTCATCGGCCGGCAAGGGGCGCTCACGTTCCGTGACCGGGCCGAGCTGCAAGCGTTCACGACTGGGGTCACGTTCGGGCCGACCGGTATCCCATACCGCGACATCAGTGTCGTGTGGGGTACGGAGGAGATGAAGAACACGGTCAGCGTGACGTTCACCGCTGGCGGGACCGTAGCGGGCACCGCACTCGCCGAGGACACCGCGTCCCAGGCCGCCTACGGGGTCATCGACCAGACGATTGCCACGATCCTGTCGAGTTCGGTGGAGGCGTCCGCGTTGTCGTCGTGGCTTGTCGGCCTGTACTCGCAGCCGCAGTACCGGGTCGACACGCTCACCGTGAGCCTCGATGGGATTACGGCGGGGCAGAAGGCGAGCGTGCTGGATCTCGAACTCGGGGACGTCGTCACGGTCGGGTTCACGCCGTCGTCGATCGGCTCCGCGATCAGCCAGATCGTCAGCATTGACAAGATCAGTCACCAGGCGCTGCCGGATCGGCATGATGTGACGTTCACCCTGTCGGAGGCGCTCGCAGCATTCATCCTCGACGATGCTGTGTTCGGGGTCCTCGATGACGATATTCTAGGATTCTAGGGAAGGAGAGGCATGGTTGCTTTCACGGCAGGAGCAGTCCTCACGGCTGCGAACCTGAACACGGCGTTCAACGCGCTCACGCTACGCACGGTCACATCGACGTCGGACACGCTCGTGCTCGCCGACAACGGCGGCGGGGTGACCTACTCGAACGCATCAGCGACCACGTCGACCATCCCGCCATTCGCGTCCGTAGCGTTCGCGACGGGGACGAAGATCGTCCTCATCAACCTCGGGGCCGGTGTCGTCACGGTCACGGCAGGCGCAGGAGTCACCGTCAACGGTGCGACCCTCACGCTCGCGCAGAACGCTGGCGGGACCTGCATCAAGACCGCGACGAACACGTGGTCGTTCCTCCCTTTTTCTAGCGGTGTCGGCGCGGCGAACTTCAGCGATGCGGCGACCGGCACCTATACCGGCTACAAGTACAAGACGTTCTCCTCGGGCAGCAGCACCCTCACGGTGACGGTGGCGGGGTTCGCCGACATCGTCCTGGCAGGCGGTGGCGGCGGTGGCGGGAACTCCACCCTCGGCGGAGGCGGCGGCGCGGGCGGTGTTCTGGTCGCTACGAGCG